TTTACTACCTAGTCTTAAGCAAGTTTTTGTAACTCTCCAGTTGTTTAATATGTTATCAGGTCTTTCCCATTTACCGCTTTCATCGTGTACTAGCAGACTAAGTTTTTCACCGTCATAACTGTTATCACCTGTATTTTTCCAATCAATAGTAGTGTCAAGTCCAACCAGCTCTTCCTCTTGTTCGTTTGCAGTAATTTTTCTACGCGTAAACTTACTAGCAGGAACCCTATAAGCAAGTTCACTTTTAGGTCTGTCCATACCATCTTGTATGGGTTTGAAGAAGAACGGATAGTTAATAGATATTGGTACAACTTTGTCGGTAAACATTTTTTTAGCATCTGATCCTGATTTTGATAATATTCCGTATCTAGCGTCTGAAGATATTGTAGCTAGATTAACTGTTTCTGCTGAGCTCATAAACGAAAAACCACTACGTCTGTTTTTTAAGTAGCACATACCGTAGCACCTATTGTCAGCTTTGCAAGCTTCCCAAAATATAAAGAATAACCTGTTAGCCTCTCTAAAGTTTGGAGCACCAACATCTATTTTTGACCATTGGAGATACATGTAGTGAGTTCCTGTAATATAAGTTGGAACACCAGCATTTTGAAACCAAAAACCTTCGTCTCTTCTCTTGAACTCTTCATCTATATAATCGTACCATTGTTCTTTAGCTTCTTCCGGATGATTTCTCCAGTCGAATATATTCTTTAACTTAGATAATTCTTTTGGATAATCTATTCTTTTCCATTTGTCTTTGTCAAACAAATGCACTGATTTCGGTTCAGACGGCAGCCCAATTCGCAAACCTTGAATCTCCAGTATTTGTCCAATTTTTCCAGTTTTGCTAATAACAACAATATCATGTTCTTTATTATATCCATAATCCCATTTACGTTTTTTGTTAAGACGACTTATCGTGGTTCTCTTAACTGGTTCAACAATTTTATATAACGTTTGTTCGTACATTATTTAGATCTTCCTTCAGCAAAGCCTTTAAACACTCTTTCTTTTTTATCTTCAGGTTCCTTTCCATCGAGTATCGCTTCCTCCTCTTGTATTCTGTTAAGTATTTCAAATGCATCAAATATCGCGAGTTTCTTCGTCGCAGCGGCGTTTTTAAGCCTGTCAGCAGTAATATCATCGCCACTATCAACGATAGCCTCCTTAGCCACTTTGATGAGCTCTTCAACTGCTTTATGCCCAGCTTGGATTATACTCTTCTTCGTCTCCTTGATATTCATATTTAATTGTAATAAAATGAGAATAAACTCTATAAAGTCTTTGACCATCAATAACAAACTCGTACTCGCTATTTGGCCTAAAACCTACTAAGTCGCCTACGTCCACAGACCCATCTGTATACTTAACTATACCTATTAAAGGTTGTTCTTTCTGCGTAGAAAATTTGTCTATAGATTTTATAGGTTTTATAAAACAAAAGCCTTTTAAAGATTTCCATTTTTGCTGTCGTTTATAAGCAAATATTTGATCTTCACTTACAAAGTACATATCTTCTTTATAAAAAGCTCTACTGTTTTTTTCTACACTTTTCATATTGTGCCAACGTCTAAATACATTGTGATGTACTATTACAGTATCACCTACTTGAAGCTCAGAGCTACCAACAGATGGTAAAGATATTATTTCAGCTTCTCTATTTACGTATTGGTGATTATATATTTCCGTATTAAGTATTAGGCTTTTTTCACCAATCTTTGTAGAGTTTTTATATCTTTTACCTTTAGGCTTTATTATATAGTTATATACAGACTTCATTAATACTCTAGATTATACTCAACAGATACAGCCATGTTTTTATTAAAATCTTTCCAAGGCATAACATCTTTGTTCTTTTTAATATAGATGCTGTATTTGTCTTTCTCTTCTACGATATTACTTATAGTATGTCCACCATACACTTCCTGTCCAACAGAATAGTGCATGGCGTCAATCTTATAATCTTTACCTATTGTAATTTTACGAATTAACTTGCTCATCTTGCTTAGGCTTTATAGTTCCATCGTTAATGTTTATATCCGCGTCACCGTATTGCTCTTTGAACTCTTTCTGTAAATCAGATAGATGAGCTTGCATCTCAAACACTTGATGAAGCAAGTTGTGCTTTCTAGTTTCAATCATACCAACTTCAGCTTGAGTTTCATTTATCGCTCTTATTAAGCTTTGAAGTTTTGTTAATTGTTCTTCAGTAATTTTTTTAGGCCCAAGGTCTTTAACCTTAGGTGTTTTTCTTTTTGCCATTTTATTTAATTTAATTAGTTATTTATTATTTTTATTTATAGTGGACTTAAGTTCCACTTTTCTTTTATAGAGTCAATTACTTTTAAACAAGCAGCGTCAGAGAGCTCTTGATCCCAAAAAGCAAACTCACCTATACTTCCGGCATAGTCAACTGTATGTGCTCCTCCAATATGCTTAAATACAAATTTAGGCATAGCTAAAACGTCAGCGTTGCTAGTGTTTGAAACTTCAAGACCATTTTGAGAATATATAAAAGTGTGACCATCTGTGTTTCTTCTTATCAAAAGCATAGCGTTTTGATCTGCTGTAAAATTGTTTGTTAGCGTAAACGTTTTTACTACGTCGTGATTAGCTCCCATGTTTATTGCTACGTTAGCGTTATCTGTACCTGTTAGCTTTATGTAAAAACTCCCAGCGTTTTGAGTATCATCTTCTGATATAACAATATCGTTAGTTCCATCTGACTTCTTAAAAACGAGGAGCATTGTTCCTGCTTTGTTTGTAGAATTTATTACCGCTGCCATCTTAACAACATCATCGGTACCGTCGAACGATATAGCTTGCCTGTGCATGCTACCTATAATAGTTTTTGGAGTTCCAGCATTGCTATTTATAGGCAATGTAGCTTCTCCAATAGAGGCAAAGTTTCCTCCAGAAGCAGTGGAAGGAAACTCTGTTAAGCTAGGTGGAAAAGCTCCGTCTTTATAAACCCTATCAAAAGGGTACCAGACATAGGGCTGAACACCTGAAGCTCGTTCAATATCACCTTTACCTAAACCGGTCTCGTATGTTGAGCTAGAAATACCTAACATTACTCTCCAAAGTAACAAATAATTCCACCGTCAGCATCAGCCGTAGCTGTAACAGCCGTCCATCTTCCGTAGATAGTTAATCCTTTTGGAAAAATTTGAGTAGAATCTATAGTCTCTGAATTAGTACCATTACCAGCGACTTGAGTAGCTAAGCCAAAGAAAGCAGCGTCATTACCTTGAGTATCATCAGGTGTTAAAACTGATAATGTGGTGTCTGCTAAAAACTGTATAGCTACAATTACTTTTCCAGTCGGTGGAGTAAAAGCGCCACCATCATCTACAAAGCCACTGCCAAGCTGTCCAAAACCATAACTTACTTCTGTTGAATTAATTCCCATTTTATTTATTTATTAGTTTGTTCGTTTTTCTTTGAACTTCCACCGAAGAAGAAGTCTATTATTGTATTCACTTTAGCGCTCATAGCGCCAAATATAGTTGATATAAAACTTATTTCAAATTCACCAAGCTCTAATGTTTTAGTAACAAAGTAATTAAACATTACAAACGTTATGCCAAAATAAGCTATAGTAAATAACGTTGCTAATACCTTTTGAATAATAGCATCGTCTTTATAAAGATCACGTGCAGATTTGCGATCTTCAACTTCTTTTGCAAAAGCTTCACGCTCTGCGTCTAATAAAAGCTTTTTTAAAGCAAGCTTTGCTTCATCGCGTTCTTTGTCTGTAGTGATAACCTTGTCGAGTATACCTTCAGCATTATCGACAATTTTACCAAATAATCCTCCTACTAAATTTTGTATCATACTTTATTTTTTTCCCAAGGCAAGTTTCTATCACCTTCTGAATATTTTTTACCTGTGTTTGGATCTGTTATATACCCATTACCTCTTGGCCATACTTGGCCCATGTGATAAACAGCATTATCATCGTAGGTAGTTTTACCTATTTGCATATCTGTTTGATGTTGCATCTCGTGTGTAGCCACATACTCAACTTGGTCTTCAGGTACGCTTACGTCTATATATATAGAGCCATCTGAATTAGCTTCACCCATAATACCATCGCCAAGCTTCTTTTTAAATATCTTGGTGTTACTTGAGTTTTTAATATTTCTGCTTTCGCTACCTAGTTTAAATGCCATTATCTCTCTGGGTCTTTTATCATATCATCTATAGCCTTGTTAAAGACTTTATCTGTATATGTTTTATTATCGTAAAATACACTTCTCTCTGACGTTGGCAAGTCTTCTTCGCCAAGTAGTATTCTGTATATTCTACTTATTATCTGTGAACACTTCATTGAAGTTTTGTACACAGTGTATTTCATTGTCGTGCGGTTTCTTTGTCTCCAAACTTCTATCCAACCTTCACGCCTTAGTTTTTCCCACCGGTTTTTATCCCAGCTCATGGTATAAGTACCATCTATAAATTCATTTCTTGTAAACCGTTTCTTGCAGTCTAAATATATTAGTAGCTCAAGCTCGGCGTCTGTTAACCCGTAAGTCTTACAAGCCCACTTTCTAGTGAGCCTGTAATACTTAAGGATTTGTAATTCACGTAAATCGTGGCTAGTTAATCTCATTCAAGATTAAGCTTCATCAAATGTAATAGATGTAACTCCAGTAATAAGAGAATCTAAATACACTGAGTTAGCGTCATCAGCAACTGTAATAAGTTTTTGATGAAACTTGTCCATTGGAGCGAAAATAGCAGCTAAGTTTCTAACTATAGCGTCAGAGTTACCATCAGCACAAGCAAGAACTACAGTATGCTTGTTAGAGTGGTGTCCGAAGTGAAACTCCACCACGTCGTTTCCAGCTTCAATAGCTGAAAGTTGACCTAAAGGAAAAACACCTACACTTTCGTTTCCATTGTCAAATAAACACATTGGTCCTAACATAGTTGTAATTTTTAAGGATTAATAAATAATTTGTTTTTAGATTTTTTGTTTAAGGGTTTTGGTTTATAGTTTATGTTTAATCTACTAGTACAATATCACTTGCTCTTATAACAAAATAAAGTTTGTCTCTATATTGTATACCGTGGCCAGCATGTTTATCGTAATGTATAACGTCACCGTCTTTCACTCCTTCTACTAAGTTGCCAACAGATATAACGTTTGCTTTTATATATCTATTGTCCTGATCTAGT